GTACTGGATGATGCCGCAACCGGCCATCATTTTCATGGTTGCCCGGATGGTAGTGACGCTTTTGCATGCAAGCAAGGCGATTTCGCGCTGATTCAAACCCTTCTCAAGATAGCGCTGGATTTGCGCCCACAGCGGCTTGGCTTTCAATAGCTCTTCGCGTGCACGTCGTGATTGCACTTCCTCGACTTGGCCGGGGCGCGGTGTTGGTTGGTGCAGCGCCGCTTCCATGCGATTGAATTCTTCGATAAAGGCAATTTTAAGGCGGGTGGCGTTGGCACCGGTGAAACCCATCGAGAGCAGCATGAAGCCGTCACGGGTTAGGCTGTACATGGTTTGCTTTTTACCTTGGGAGTCGTAGTAGGTGGTCTGTCCAAAATTGGACAGACCGAATTCTTTCGGACATTCAGCGATTAACTCACGTATATCGCGCATGACATGCTGATGTTTTTTGTCAAAGTGCTCGGCAATGATCAGGGTATTGGTGGTTGGATGATCGCCGTCAAGCGTGACTATTTGGTCTTTTTCGTCTTTCATTTTGATGCTCCTTCTTAGGGGTTATGCCCATAAAGGTATGGGCGGCCAAGAGCTAAGAACCGGCATCAGTCGGCGGAGTTATTCGCGGCAAGCCGCTATTTTATTCCTCGCACTCCCGGCCATCAAAAACGATGGACGAAAAAAAACCACAACTATCGGGCGCGGTCTCCGCTGATGCTGCTCGTGTTCTTAGCACTTGCGGTGAACGTTACACCTGATTTGATATTGTTGTCAATTATTTCAATTTGTACTTTTTTCTAAATTCAGCACTTTCTTTTTCTCGGTACTGCTCTGCTTTTACTGATAATTTTGCGCGTTTATTTTCATATTGATTGCTCAGATCCTCATACTTCTTCGCTTCTTCCACGAGCTTTTGTCTTTTGCAAGCAAGGCGCATCTTGTCGTAGATCACACTTTTGTCCAAAACCGCGAACATCTCCTGGATAAAATCGGGTTGATGGCCAAAATTTCGCGCAGCCATTGCATCAACCTCACCCAGCAGTTTCTCGAACTCCTGCATCGCCTCTTCAAACCTGCCAGCTTGTTGCAAAAATATCGGCAGCCTTAGCCATGTTGCAATTGGATATATCGTTGTGTTCTCTTTCAAAAGCACCCGCACTTTTCTCAAACACTCAATGGCTTTGTCCCATTCTTTGTCGTTATATAACTGTGTGGCTTGACCGCTCAATTCCGATATTTCCGTGTCTTTTTCATTCCGTCCCATAATTTCCTCCCTTGCAGTAAGCGAGAGGCAATCTTAAATCAAACCGGTATTTCTTTACATTTCGATGCTCATAAGTAAAGGAAAGCGCGTTTCCCTTACTTATAACCACCAGGGCGCAAGCGTTGCGCCCCACAAGGTTTATTATTCCTGCGCAGTTACTTTTTTATCGCACACCAAGCTAATTGTCATTGGATTTGGATGTAAATCATAGACAGCACCCGTGCCATAGTCGACCAATCCGCCCATGATCACGCCACCGCCCGCCAGGGTTGGCATCATGGTTGCCGTTTGCTGGTGGCAGCCGTCTTTAGTAACCGATATCTGTAGAGACTGATTACGTTTTGTGACGATCGTGCATGGAGATATGCAACTCTGACCATTGCTGAATTGAATATTGGCGCCAACAGGGTTAGTATTTACAGACACTTCTTGCTCCGTCCCCCTAATGATTGTTGCGCACCCGGAAAGCAACATGATCGCCAACAAACCCGCCGCAGAAATTTTCTTATTCATTTTTTCTCCTTGATTTTAGAAATACTCTCTTTCGAGAGGGCAGAATGATAAAACAAAATATAATTTTTTTACAGTAACTCAATCACTTAAATAGATTGTGGTTAATTTTTCAATTTTCCTTCCGTTATAAAATCCAGCATTCTGCATAATGCTCCCGCCCGGTCAAGGATTGGTTAGCCTTGCCGGGCGCTTCCGTTTCATGTCTCCAATAATTCTATTTCAGCGCAGGTTTTGCGGATGTGCCGACAAAAAGACTTGGCACTTGTCCAGACCGGGGAAAAGTATGAATTTGCGCCTCGGTGATATTCCAATAGGCTTTCCGGCCGTGGCCGAATGGCTTCATCAGGCATTTGATGCCTGCGGTTTCCATTCTGCGGCGGGCCATCCATAGTCCGCAGTTCATGATTTCGCTGATTTGTTTGGTGGTTAGCATGTTTGTCCTTTTAAAATAGGGACATTTGATTGTCGTTTCGCTCGCAGCTATCGAGGATTTTCCGGATGTTGCGCTCGGTGGTGTTGTATTTCAGGGCTAGCTGGCGTTGGCTTAATGTTGGGTATTGGCTGCGGATTTCCTGGTTGCGGATTTCGCGCAGGGCTGCTTCGGCTTTTCCGATTTCGATTTCGTCGCCGGGGTAGTGCTGTGATAATTTTTGTGCGTTTTCCGCGCCGATTAAGGCAATCAGCGGGAGGTCTGCCCTGAGTTCCTTGGGCACGTACAGGCCGACACCGCCGTATTGTTCTACCAGCGCCATCGTGGCCGGTATGCCGATGATTTGCGCGATTTCGCGCAGTTCTCCGGGTAATAGGTTGAGGTCGATGTCATTCATGGTTTGCTCAAGCATTCGCTTCAGTTTGCTTTTCTGGCCTGGTTGCATTTTCGCGGCGCTTGGTTTGTTCCTTGGCCAGTGCGGCGACTACGGCGCGGAGTTGATCGGCTTCGCACCATTGCACGCGCTGCTTTTTAAACATCTGCTTGGCTATGCCATTGGCGTAGCTCCATGACAGCTTCATATCCGCCAGCAGCGCGCCGATTTTACGGATGTACGGCGCTTTTTCTGCCGTGACTTCAGGTGTGCGGTGCTTTTTGTTTTTCCAGCCCTTGGATTCAAAGCGCGCTAGCACGTCCTTGCGCTGTTTCGCATTCAGCTTGGCTGAGCTATCGACACCTGCGACATCCATGAGCATGGCGCGGTAAGTGTCTTCGTCCAAGCCCAGGTCTTTTCTGGCGATGTGGATTTGGGCGAGCTGGCTGCGGCGCAGGGCGTCTTGGGTGGTCATGTCAGTCCTTGCTCATTAAATAGACAGAGACGCCGCTGCCCAAGTCGATGCGGTTCTTGTCCGGTGCTTTTGCCAGGATTTGGCGCATCCTGTCGTGCATCACTTCATCTTTATTTGGAACAGGCTTCAAATAAAGTTGCGTTAACTCGTGCCAATGTTCAACCAGTACGGCCCATTGCGGGGAGCTCTGCGCCATTTCTTCGATGCGCACCATGAATTCCGGGATCTTTTCCAGCAGGCGCTGACAGCGGCCGAAGTCGTAACCGTCCGTCGGATAGTCATCGCCCCATTGGCCTGTTTTAAAACCGGTCATTTGAGAGACAATGGCCATCGAAGATATGCCGGTATCGTCCGACAGCAGCCATTGAATGATTTTGTCTTTGGTGTCCATAGTTGTTACCCGTTAAATTCTTTTCAGATCGCTTACATACTGAGCTTTTGTCCTGCCAACTTCACCGCAGCTATTACACTTAACCGTTGAGTAATCGCTGTATGTGCGGTGGTACCCGTTAAAAGCAGAGTTATTGTGTTTAAATTTCAACACGACCCAATTTCTTTCTGATATATCCTTTTTGTGCTCAGGACACTTGCATCCAAAACTTGCTGACATACTTCCTCCGTTAAAACACTCACTCGATAGCGCTAGTTTTAACGCTATCTGTTGAAGATTTTAGATTGCCGTCATGTCCATTGTGATCGGTTCGTATTTACCTTCTCTGCCGTTTCGCTTGTACATGCGCATATAGGTATTCGATCCAGCGATTTGCATTGAGTCGTTGAGTGCTTTCATGGCTTGTTGCCAATCCGGATAGTCGATCTTCAGTTTTGTCAGGCCGAGTACGCGCCCGACTGAGATTTCACCCTCTTTGTCGGTTTGGAATGCGTGTTCCACGAGTGCCCGGATTTCCGCGCCGGTGCCTTCAGTCCAGCGGTGGATGCATTTATCAATCAGCTCTTTGGCTATTTGCAACCGTTCGTCAAACACCAGGCGTGATGCAACTGAGATTTGGATTTTCAGGTCGCCGTCAAACGTGGTGAACGTGATGTTTCCTTTGGTTCCGCCAATCTTTACTCCATACTTTTCAGATGACAGCTCTACGAATGCGGTTAAATCGGCAAGCGCTGACACCTTGAATGCTTCCATGTCTTTTTTGGTTTTTTCCGCCCGCGCGATGATCTCCCGCACCAGCTCGTCGCGCGTGATGTCGATTTCTTTGATTAATTCTTTCGGCACCAGGTGGCCGAGGCTATTGCGCAGGTATCCTTCCGGCACTTGTGTTTTTTCAGTTGTTTCCATGATTCCTCCTGTGGTTAATTAGCGGTGTTTTTGCTTAAAAACTGATTAAGTTGCTGGCGCGTTTCTTCCGGCATGCCTTTTGTTTTCGGCGGCTCGCGGTGCCTCTGGCTGATTCCTCCGGCTTTCCGTGCTTCGGTTTGCGCTTCCTGCTTGCCTTCGGCTTTGTCAGCGTAGCCGCTGATGATCTTGAACAGATAGCCGTGGCTGTTGAGCGGCAGGGTTAGTTTTTCGCGGCCGTCGATCATCTGCTCGATGGCGCTTTCCCAATACGCCTGCGGCGCGATCCAGGTGCGGCCGTTGTAGTCGATCTTCCCGGCCTGGACCATCGGGATCAGTTGATCGAGGATTTTCACGGCCTTGGCCCATGACAGGTTCCGTTTTTCTGGCTTGAACAGTTGCACGTAACCGAGCAGCATCCTGCCGATTGGCGTGAGCGTGAACGCGCGTTGCACGGCGGCGCGCGCGTCTACGTCGTTGATTCCCGCTTCAAGCGGGAAATCGGTCTGGCAGCAGGGGCAGACTATTCTCACTTTGCACCTGGTGCCGTGATGGTGATAAAAAANNTGTACAGCCTAACCCGTGACGGCTTCATGCTGCTCTCGATGGTGATAAAAAACCCGCCGGGCGTTCTGAGTGAGAGAACAAAGTTATCGGGGATTTCCATCTGTCCGATTTGGGCTTGCAGGGGCAAATGATTATTTGCCCTTACGTCTTGCGGCTCGGTTTTTTTGTGTTTCGTTTCAACTTTTCGAGCTGGTTCTTCGCTAACCTGCTGTTCTGTTTCAATAACAGCCGGTTTCGTTTCAATCACGGGCGGTTTTATTTCTACTTCATGCTCGCTTTGCATTTCATTGACCAGCAGCGCTTTTGCCATTTCCGGCCGGATGGTTTCGTAACCATCAGGCGCAATTTCAGGTAGTGAGTACGAGAATCGCACACCGTCGATTTTTTTACGTGCAAGTAACCCTTTTCTGTAAAGTAGTGCTATTGCTTGCGATGTGTCGGATGTGCTTTCAGCGGCATCGACATCATCGAATGCCTCCGCCGTCATGAATGGTTTTCTGCGGTTTTTAGCCCATTCCAATATCAATTCTGCCAGTTCCGAGTGTGTCATGGTTTTCTCCTAATTATTCGCACGCTGTTTGTCTTCTTGGGTCTTGCTGGTTGCGCTCGCTGCATGGGTCGTTCATGACGCATGAAACCGTGATCATCACGAACAGCAGCAGGATCATGAGACTTCCGCCCTCTTTATCCATGATCGGGCACCATCCATTCGACTTGCACGCCGTCGATGCTGGCGGCATATGTGATGACCAGGCAGTTTTGCAGGCGGGCGCGTTTGATGGGCGTGCCTTCGAGCGCTGCGCAGCGTTTGGCGGGGTTGATGATGATGACCGGGTTGCGGTTGCCGATGTAAATGTCAATGACCTTGAAACCCTGGTGGCAGAGTTGCACGGCGACTTTCTTGGCGCGCATGAGCGCGTCGATGATGGGTTGGTTGTCTTTTCCGATGGATTGGATTGAGTTATTCATGGTCTGTTCCTTTGTTTTGGTTATGCGCGCAGCTTTGGCAGGCGCGCCAGAATTTCATTTGTCTCGGGCTGGTGGTCGGCGCTTCGCGGCTGCTGTGCTCGCGGCATTTGCTGTGGCTGATGTCCGTGCCTAGATGCGGGCAGTGCAGTTTTGCGAACACGGCCATGACCTTTTTGGCGACGTGTTCGGTGCTGGCGATGTATTGGCCGCTGACGATCAGGCTGATGGTTGAGCGTGAGACGCCGAGCTGTTCCGCTGCTTTTTTGATACCGCCGCGCCCGTTTTTGGATTGTGCGTTGTACGCGGTGATGGCGTCATTGAGCAGGTTCATCCAGATTTCTTGGCTCATGCCGCGTCCTCCTCATCCTTCTTGACCGGCATCAGCGTGATTTCTTCGCCGGTGTTGGGGTCGAATAGCGTTGCTTTCGATTGCCGCCAGATGGGGGCTTGCGGGCCGGTGTCCTTGAGCGGGTCGAGCCGCCAGCGCAAAAAGCCGTTGGATGTCAGCGATGTGCCGCGCAGTTTTTTACCCATGCGGATCAGGTAGCCTGCCGATTCGAGCGCTCGCAGATATTTGCCGATGTTTGATTTAACGTCCCTTTCATCGCCGGTGGTGACTATGCCTTCCAGTTCCGGTATCGAGAACGATTTGCGAATACGGATGGCGCGCCAGATGCGGATGCGCAGCGTGTTTTTGTGGATTTTGACGGCTGTTCCGCCCTTGGGGCCCGAGCGCAGCTTTTCCTGGCTTTCTAGTGCCACGATTCCGGCTTGCGTGATGCGGTAGCAGCCGGGTTCAACGCGTTTGATAAAGCCGTTTTTGTGCAGGTTTTGCGTGGCTGCTTCGACTTGTTTTTTCTTCAAACCAGTCATTTCCACCAGCTTTTCATTGCTGATGCAGTCGTTCAGCATGTGCGTCTGGATCGTGCGCATGATGGTTTCGGAGGTCCAGGTCATTGTTTGGTTTCTCCATCCATAGCTGCATTTGCTATAACGTTCGCAATAGCGAGAGCAGCGTCTTTGCTTACTTGAAAAGCGATAATGACATGATTGTTAGTCTCTATTCCGAAAGTTATCTCACCATCTTCACCATCAAAATTTCCAACCATGAAATCGCCAAACGTTGCTTTATCTCTAGAATCAAATAGCTCGACTTCCTTGTTTGGCGCTTCAATTCCTATCAGTAAATTTATGATAATTGCTTTATTACCTTTCATCTCAATTCCCTCCAGCCACAGCCGCAAAGCGCTGTTTCGCCGTTTGCCAATCCAGTGTCAGTTGCTGGTTTTGCACGTGTTTCAGGCCGATTTCGTCCAGGTCGTTGAGTTTGGCGACGCGTTCGACCAGGGCGATTGCGTTCATGATTTCACGCATGCGGCCTTTGCTTTGGCGGTGGATTTCCATTGCCAGATCGCGCGCGACTTTGACTTCGCACTTTTGCGCGCAGGTCATGATCACATCGTCAATCGTGGCCGGCCCGAACAGCACGACGTGCGCGATGCGGCTGCTGATTTGCAGGTGTTTGCTGATCTTGGCTTGCACTTTTTCCATTCCGACCAGGACGATCACGACTTCCGTGAGATCCGATAAATCGCGCGCGGCTTCTAAAACACGGGCGTTGTCGCGCAGGCAGTGGTCCACTTCGTCGATGACAATCGGGGTTTGATTGCGTCCGATGTAGCCGGACACCCGCGCGAATACGTCCTTTGATCTGCCGGACGGATCGACTTTCAGGTGTTCTGCGAGCTCGGTCAGAAAGTAGCGCGGCGTCCAGTCTGTTTTGGCGCGCAGATAAGCCGCACCGGATTGCACGGCCCATTGGTCGACCGTTTCCGATTTGCCGTACCCGGCTTCGCCTGTTACCAGCAGCAGGCTTGATTCCGCCGCGCCGCGTCCTTCCACGGCGGCCAAGCCTTCCTGGAATCTTTTAAAATTCTCTGTCTTTACAAAGACTGATTTCATATTTAAACTCCTTTTTGTGTTGCTTTTGGTAGAGTGCACATAAGGCCGTTCAGCAGTTCTCAGCTACTGAGCGGCCACTTCATTTTCTTCAGTCATCATCGTTTTTGCTTTTTCTTCATCCTCCTTTGTCCAGCCGATGCCCTCAAATGTGTAGCGCGCCAGCATGTCGAAGTACTGGTGCTGTTCTACATATTTGACGAGCCAGACGGCGTCGTTAGTTTTCCAGTGAAATTTGTTCTTCATCAACCAGGTGTATTTTTCGATGGTTGATTTAAAATTCGGGCGCTCGATGAGCGGCTCGACTTTGCTGCTTTGCGTTAAAGCAATGGGCTCTGCGTTAATTTCCACCGGTTGCGGTTGCTCGATTTGCATCGGCGGCAGCTCAATCGCAGGTTGATACTCGATGAGTTGCGGCGGGTTGAGTTCTTGTTCTACCGTTTCGCGTTTAGCGTCAAGACGTTTAAGCGCGGCCCGCATGCGCTTGTAGTTAGCTTGTTCTTGCACGCTTTCTTGCTTATAAGCGCGTTTGTTTCCTTCGAATTCCGCGATGCAGATCAGTTGCCCGGCTCGGTTGCGCACCCATACGCGGCTGGCGTCGTGGATGTCGTAACCGACTTGTGCGGTTTCGCCGTGGTGATCGGTCAATTCATGGCTGAAGTAGGTATTGTTGAACAACCGCACCTCGCCACGAATGATCTTGCATGTTTTGTATGGTCTAAATAAATCATCTTTTTCAGCCTGATCTATTTCAACCGCTTTAAATCCTTGATCAATTGCTTGCGCCCAGGCTTCGTTCGGTGTCTGGTGGCGCTTGGTGCCGTCTTCGTCGCGGATTTTCGGCAAGCTGCTGTGCGGGCGGTTGTTGTATGCGTCGACTTGGCTTTGGCAGAATGTCAGGAAGTCTACCCATTCGATCAGCAGGCTGGATTTGCCTGTTTCTTTAATGGCTTTGCGGGTGAGTTTGAATACCTTTTGCTTGGCTTGCGCGTCCATTGCCGCTCCCATGTAGGTGGGCAACATTTTGGCGGCTCTAACCCATAGCGTTTTGTGCGCGCGTTCAATGACGCCGCGAGCTTGCGAGTTATAGGGCAGGCTATATTTGGGATCAATGCCGATACGCTCAAGAAACTCTTCTACTGTGCTGTTTCTATAACCCGGCCCGTTATCGACGTAAAAAATAGCGGGGATTCCGTTCAATTCACACGCATTTCTGAGCGCGTCCATAACTGCCCAGGTGGATTCCGCCAATCCCGCCGACCAGCCGACCGCCTTACGCGTGGCGATATCGAGCACGGTGGTGATTTCCGGGCGAAATGGCTTGCCGTGCGCAGGGTGTGCCACTTCCGCGTCGAACGTGTGGCCGTCTGCGGTGTAGCAGTCGGTCGGCTGCATGTGTTTGGTATCGCGCCGCACAAACGGCAGCATGGTTTTGATTTCCCGGCTTCCCATGCGGCCGCGCTGCACGTCGACATTGCTCATTTTCTGGATGAAGCGGTGCGCTGCGGCGTAGGATGGCGGCAGCATTCCGGCTGGCAACGATTCGGGCAGTTTCTCGACGCAGAACGCGAGGCTTGGCTTTTGCGGCTGGCCGTAGATGCTCAATAAATACGGTGCCCATGCCGGAATGGCTGCGGTTTCGCGCGCTTTCGGGGCGATGCGCGCGAATGCGCTGCCGCCGGGTGCGATTTCGGTTTCTTTGAGCCATCTATATAGGGTGGTGCGCGAGAGCGCCCGGCCCACACCTGCTTTGGCGTTGGCGACCGGAACCATTGCCTGCAGTTCCGTGCGCAATCCGCCCCGCGCCGCGAGGTCAATCACTGTTTGAATTGCGCGCTCGGTGCCGCCCGCTTGCGCGAGCCGCCGCACCTCGGAACAGATCGCCAGCCGCGCAGTGGCGATGTCACGCTGCCAGTTTTTCAGCTCGCCGGGGTTTACCATTAAGGCACGCGCGCTTTCCAATTGCTGCTGGATTGGCGCGATTTCTGTGGATTGCGATGCCAGTTTTTTGAGCGTCAATTCCTTGATTTGCGCCATGATTGGGGCTGGGGGTTGATATTCGTAGCCGCCGCCACGGCCGGTGCGTTTTTGCCCAATCCAGCCTTCACGCATGGCTTTTTCGCGCATGTTGCGCTCTGTCGTCGGCATTCCAGGCAGTTGCATTTCAGCCAGTTCCGCGCAGGAGTAGTGGGTTTTTAGGTCAGTCATGATGACCGCCACCAAATTGGCGGGAACCATTCACTGTGTCAGAATGTGAATTCCCCAACTCACTATCTTTTACAGGAGGTTCCCTATGATCACAAAAGAGGCCGTTATTAGCTTTGTTAATAGCAACAATAATCTGATCTCTAATCTCGCAAACTTTCTTACCGTATTCTCTTTCTTGGGCGCTGCCGCCATTTGGTTTTCTGAGAATCTTGACAGGTTCTGGCCATTTGTAGCACTGCTGGCCATAACCTCCGCCGCTCTCATGGCTATTTGCTTGTCTCAGGCAAAGGAAGAGATCAGTCAGGTAACCGATGCATTTAACAGCCTCTATAGCAGTTATAGCGATTTCCTTTCCGAAAGAATGGGGGCTGATGCTAAAAACAATCCAGAGATCTTCACCCACACCAGAATTGCCGTTATTGCCGGAGTGCTCAGAACCGTGAAAAAAGACCCTAAAGAAATCGACAAACTTATAAAAAGGCTTTCTGAGATCGAACACAGACGCAATGAATGATTTTTTACTCATCTTGTTCCCCCATCACCTTTTTAATCCGTTTAATTTCCTGATTGACTCCGTCGCGCATGCGCTCTAGCTTGCCAAGCCTTGTATCTAGCGCTTCCCTTCCAAACACCAATTTGGCGCCGACCTTCCTTGCAAAAAGCTCCGCCAATGCGCTCGACCCTATGGCTAAGTCAAACGCAATGGCGGTATCAAGCGGAGGTATGTGGTCTTCTCTGGATTCTGCGGTGTAGGCATCGAGCATGTGCTTGCTGATTTCTCGCCCTAACAATTTGCTCATTTTTGCCGCCACTTCAAAGCGGTCATGATTTTTCAGTGCATCCGACATGGCGTGCGCAATCTCAGCGCGGCACGATAAACCGCCTGGCGTTGTCACCGGAGCCGGTGGCAGTTCATCGAACAGATCAAGTGTATGAATGTCGCGCTTTTGCATTTTTACGCCACTTCCCGAGTGTCAACGTTATTTACATTGTCATTTTCTGCGGACGCGTTAAACTTGATGTGTCTACCAAGGCCTCGTTCGCCGCGCCCGGATTTTGACGTGCCGTCCGCGTGGTAGCGGCTTGGCCATATGGCTTGCGGCGTTGTGTCCAGGTGTTGCGCGATGATGCGTTCATACCGTGGGCATGGATAATGCAGCGCATTATTTAATGCGGTGTGCGCCAGCCCTAATTGCCGTGACATTCTGCGCAAGCTGGTGCCTGTTTTATGCACTTTCGCGATGATGTCCGCTTTGTGCCAGTCTTTTTTTGAGGCTGCTTTTTTTTGCATGTTTAACGTGTTTTGGAAAATTGACATAACGCCATCTTACTTCCATCCACATGTGGATGTCAAGCATCCACCTTTAATTTCTATGTGGATTTTTGATTTTTTATTAAGATATTGTTAATTAAAAGATAAATAAAAGATGGATGGCAAAACAAGGTGGATGCTTATCATCCACCTTAATCATATTAAAGGTGGATGATGGGAATACGAGATAAATTACTTCTGGTAATAGGCGACAGACCAATCAACCAATGGGCAAGAGATCACGAATTGCCGCCCCAGACTGTGCACGCGTGGATTGAAAAAGACAGGATGCCGAGAACTTTTAATTTCGCTATATTAATAAAATCAACTGGGATACCCAAAGAGTGGTGGTTATCTGATGATTACAAGATGCCAAACAACATTATCCATTACCCATCCAGCACAGCCACCCATCTAACCACCGGCGCTGAAAACCACACCAAATTGACCGCCAGCAGCCATTCCGGCAATGAAATAAGGGTAAATAATTTCGTTACCGTTCCGAAATATGACCTCCCGATAACTTCAGGTGAGCGAGATATGGCGATCCATTCACCCCAAATCGTCGATCACTTGGCTTTTAAAAAGGAGTGGCTAGAAGAAATGTCTGTAAATAATAATTGCCTAGCTTTGATTGCCGTGAAGGATGACAGCATGGAGCCTACATTGCGTAGCGATGATTTGATCCTGACCGATACCAGCACCGGCCATATTGAAAACAATTCAATCTATGTGTTGCGGCTTGATAATGAGTTGATCGTGAAAAGAATACAGAGAAAAGTGAACGGCTCAGTGATTGTTAAAAGCGATAACCCAGTTTACGGCGAAGAGGAATTTGATGCGGCCGCGGCCAAAGCTCTTCCCGTGATCGGCAAAGTGATCTGGTACGGCCGCAGAATTTGATATTTTCTTTTTATTCGTGTCCCAAATAACGCGAAAAACTTAGTATTTTTTCGTTATTTTTTTATATTTTGTCCCAAATAAGTTTTTACTGCATTTTTTCCTGCTGATCGTTATTTCATGCGCTTTTCGCGCTTTTATTTTTTGTTTCTTCCTTATACCAAATAAGACACCCCCTCACATTTAGTAAAAGCTTCAAGCTGATTCTGTTTGATTTCCGGAAATTGTTGCTGGCGGCGGTATCCCGCAACCTGAATCAACAATTCCTGCTTTCTTGCATTCAATTTGTGAGAACGTTCCTGTAGCGAGGAATCCAGCGGCAGGAATCCTTTCTCAACTGCCTCAAGCAGGCGGTCTGTGGCGATCTTTATTTCATCCAGTTCCTTGGTCAGTTTCTTCAATCCTTCATCCTGGTTTTCCTGTGCGGCTTTGATCTGCTTTTTCATGTCGGCAAGCATGGTTTTGACCCGTTCGGGATCAAATACCTTGTCCGCCAAGGTATTGAGAATCAAGCTGTCGAGCTTTTCCATTGGAATGCTTCGCCCGTCGCACAATTTGTTACCCTTGCTGATGCGGGTATTGCATTTGTAATAACGATAACGCCCGCCTTTGCCCGTAGCCAGCGTCATGCTGGCACCGCAGCAGCCGCATTTAAGCAATCCGGTTAACAAAGTCGGTGAGTTAGTTATTCTTGGCGGTATGATTGCCGGTGCTCTTGCCGCTTTGTGTGTCTGCACTGCTTCAAACATTGATTTTTCAATGATCGGCTCAACAGCCATACGCACCCATTCGCTTTCGGGTTTGTCTTTCTGGTTCTTGGCGTCGCGCTTATTAAAGATGAATTCGCCTTGATAGGTCGGATTGGAAAGAATTTCATGTACCCGGTTACGCGCAAATTGTTTTCCTCTTTGCGTGAAGCCGCGCTCGTTCAGGTGAACGGCTATTTGTTTTGCGCCCATCGATTGGCCAAGGTGGCCATTCAGGTATAAGTCGAAGATTTTGCGAACGGTCGCCGCTTCGTGTTCGTCGATGGCCAGACGCTTCTTTTTCTTGCCCTTGATGCTGACGGTTTCAACTTCAACGGCTTTATAACCAAAGGGAGGACGCGAACCGTTGAAATAACCTTGCCGGGTGTTTTCTTTCATGGCCCGCAAAGTGTGTTTGCTGTTTTCCTTGCTTTGGTATTCATCAAAAAAGCTCAATAGCTTTCGTGTGAATTCTCCGCTGGGATCATCGCTCGTTTGCTGGGTAATGGAAATTAGTTTGACATCGACTTTTCTTAGGTCACGCTCGTATAGACCGAATTCCAGTGAATTGCGGAAAAAGCGAGATAGACTATGCACCACAATAGCATCGTAGGGGCTGGGCTTGAGCATGGCATCAGCAATCATTTGCTGAAACACCGGACGCTTGTCATCGGTTGCGGATGCGCCCGGCTCGACGTATTCCATGATTACAGTGTAACCGTTGGCCTTGCACCAATCGCGCATTTGCCGCAACTGATCGGGTATGGATAAATCCTTTTCCGCTTGCTTGACCGTGGATACGCGAGCATAAAGCGCTATCCGCATTTTGCTTACTCCTTGTTGATTTCAGATTGAATGGCGATTTCCTTCAAGATTTCAGGCAGAAAAGACTTTATCAAGCGCAATTCTCCGGCTTGGATAGTTTGCTCCTGCAAGTCAGAGTTAAAACTTATCACAATTTCTAAATTGTCGGGTTCGTTCACGCATTATGGCACCTCCTTTTTTGCATGATCTATTCCTGCCCGTTCCTGTCCTGTTTTCGATCTTCGGCATAAAGCCTTGCCAGTTCCTTTTCCAATCCATTCTTGCCGAAGATGTTGAGATAAATTTTACGAAATGCTTCAAACTGCGATTGCGGCAAAGAGCTTTGCGCCAGTAGCAATGCTTCATTCTTGCTTTGGTCAAGCAACCTCAGAACTTCTTGCAGCGTTACCAC